GTTATACTTCCAAATTTTCGTATATAATTTATTATTTTTTGTCTTTGTGTTATTTTCATTTATTATCACTCTCCTTTATAAATCACTTTTCCTTCTGATTTCATTTTTAATATTTTTATTCTTTCTTTATTACTAAAGCTCATTAACTGCTTTTTATTTATTTCTAGCATATTCTAAATCCTCCTAAAATCTCCTCTTCTGATATTCTCTGTATCCTCTCTATCTTCTCTAATAACGTTTCTAATTCTTCTTTAAATTTCATTATTTTATCAATGTATTTATTAAATTCTTCTGGTTTTTCTTCTATATAGTTACAACCATTATAATAACGATTTAATATATAGTTATATTTCATTTTTAATTCTTCTACCATGGCAATTCTTCTTTCTTATATTTTTGTCTTTCTACTTCTTCATGTGTCATCTTTTCACTTTCTATATATGTTTTTGTTTTTGGCAAATATTTTAGTCCTACTAATCCACATCTTTCTCCTTTTGTTTTTAATATTTCTAAAACTGTATTTACGTTTTTTATATTATAATTTTCTTTTAATAATTCTTTTTCTAACCTTTCATAATCTTTACTTTCTTTGTCAAGATTATCTACTCTCATTATTGATATTATGTTATAGGCTTTATTTACTATATTTGAACTTCCTGCTATATCATATAAGGTTAATCTTGTTTGAAATCTTTCTATTTTTCTAGGGTGTGCTACTAAATGTATATGTACTTTTTTATTTATTGCAAACGTTCTTAATTTTTCCATTACATTTGTTTGTTCTTGAAATACATTGTCTGTCCTTATATCTATTTGCATAAAGTTATCTAAGAAAAATACTTTTATTTTCTCTTTTTGTCTTATTTCTTCCATTGCTTTTAATAATGTGTCTATATTTCTTTTAGCTTCATTGTTATATATAAAAATTTTATTTCCATATATTTTTTCAAGTAATACTGCTTTTTCAGGTTTGACAAAAGTATCATATACACAACTATTTTTAAATTGTTTCTGAATTAAATCCTTAATTTGCGATGATTGAATATATAAATTATTCTTAAAATCCTCTTTTGTTTGTTCTCCATTAAAGAAAAATATTCTTTCTCCTTGTTCTATTGTATTTTTGGCAAGCATTGTCATTACTGTTGTTTTTCCTGCATTTGTAAAACCTGTCCATATTGTTATACAACCCATTTCAAATCCCTTTGTGTTATAATCTAATTCTCTTATTCCTGATAGTACTCTGCTTTTAGGTGTATTTATATATTTATAATCATCTAATCTATAAAATAACTGCTTTTCATCTGCCATTTTTGATCTCCTTTGTATAACTTTTCTTTATCTTTTGTATTTTGCATTATTTCAAATTCTATTTCTAATTTTACTTGCTTATCGTATAAAATTTTTAAAGTTTTAAAATAACTGCTATTTTCAAATATTTTTATTAGTTTTTTATTTTCTTGTATTTCATCACATAAGTTTTGAATTTTATCATTAAACCATATTTCTATTTTTAACTTTCTTTTTCTTTCTTTCTCTCTTTTTTCTTTTAGTTGTCTAATAGTTTCTTTATCTTCCTTTTCCTCTAATAGTGATAATCCAAAATCATTGCATAGTATTTTTAAAGCTTTATAATTATCTGTATTAAAATATTTTGCTACAAAACTGATAATGTCATAATGTTCACTACTTCCAAAATCATGTATTCCTTTTTCTGATACACAAAAGCTTGCTGTTTTTTCTTTTCTGAATGGGCTTTTATACCATATTCCTGTATATGTTCTTTTTTCTGGCTTTCCTAGATAGTGTTCTATTACTTCCTCTTCTTTTAAAAGTGTTTTTATTTCTGCGAATTTATCCATTTTCTAATCCATTATTCTTTCTAAAATATCTTCTGTTGGTAAAATTATATTTTCGCTTATATTATTTATTTTCTTAAAATTATCTATCATTTCTTTTATTTGCTTATTATTATATTTTTTTATTAAATAGCAATATTGTTTTAAAGCTTTATCTAAATTATTATTTTTAAGGTTGCATTTTTCTTCAATTATTAACATATTCCATAGTTGTTCTTCATTTCTTTTTTTTATTCTTTTATTATTAATTTTTTTCATTTCTTCAATTATTTCTGATATTGTTGGAACATATTTATCTCTAGCAATATTTAATTTTATCGATTTTATAAAATCTTCATTTGCTTCTTTATAATCAAAATCTATTTCTTCAAAAATTTCTTGCCATATTTTTAATATCTCTTTTCCATTATTTTCATCTTGCATTCTTTTATCAAATTCAATATATGTATATCTAAGTATTATAAGCCCTTCTAAAATAACCTTCTTACTAATTTTCATTTTTAAGTTCCTCCCTCATCCAATCATTTTTTTCATTTTTAACCTTGTTAGCTTCTCTTTTTACTGCATCTATAACCCATTTCTTTATGCACAAATAATGTGATTTTGCTTTATATCCTTTCATTTCAATATACTCATCTAAGTAACTTATCAATTCTTTCCAATTTTCATATTCCTCTTGTAATCTCTGCAATTCTTTATCTTTCAGCAATACATTTTTATATTTGCCATATTTATGTTTGCTGGCTTTTACAGAAGCTGAAGAAGATTTATCTTCGAAAGCTGGTATATTATTCTTATCTATCCTATCCTTACCTAACCTTACCTGTGTCGACGGTTCGTCGACGGTTTGTTGACAGTTATTACTAATTAACTTATAGCTTTTATTTTCATCTAGCATTAACTTAGCTTTTTCTTCTTTATATGGTGTTTCATTATAAGTATCTTTTCTTATATAATTGTGTATTAGCCAATGTTTTATTACTACTACTCCATTTTCAAATGGAATAATAAATTTTTTAATAATCAATACTTTTAAATCATCATCTGAAGCTCCTGTCATTCTTATTATTTTTTTAGGACTATTTATAAATCCATCATCATCTGCTCGCATAGATAAATCATAATACAGTAATCTTGCTGATGTTGGCATATCAAGAAAAGCATCACTGTCTATTATCGTTTTTGCAAACATTCTTCTCTCTGCCATAAAATTTCTCCCTTCGTACAATATTAGTGCTAAGTTTATTGCTTAGCCTTTGTTGTTTAATCTATAAGTAACTCATTCCAAAAATTTGTATAAATTTTTCTCTATTTTCTTTTTGTTCAAATCTTGTTTGTGCTAATTCTTTTAAATATGTATCTAAATTTTTGCCATCTCTTCCATGGACTCCTCTTGTCCCTCTATGGTGTTCATAGCACAAATAAACCTTTAACCCATATTTTTCACTAAACTTTCTATTTGCTGTTCCAAAAAATATATGATGTTCTTCTATATTTGAATTATGGCATACTATACATCTTTTTTCCTTTTGTATTATTGATTTCAATTAAATTCCCTCCATTGTTTTATTTAGCCTTTCATCTTCTTTTGCTAATCTATACCAACTTCTACATGTAATGTGCATTTCTTGTAATTGTCTGTACTTTTGATATGCCCATGTACTAAAATCTGTTTTATTTATTCCATTGTTTTGTGCTATCTTTATTGATATTGATTGTATTTCACTCCATCTTGTTGCAAGTAGCCAGCTGTCTATTGCTAATTCATTTAATTCTGCTGCATTTTCCATATTTACTTTTTGAAATCTTTTTGATATATTTCTAAATTCTTCAAAATCTTCTTGTACTATTTTTTCAAATTCACTTTTCATCTAATCACTTACTTTCGTTTTGAAGTCATTTACTATATTCATATAATCTTTTATTTTTATTTCATTTGTGTTTTTATATCCATATTGACTTAATATTAAATCTACAATGTTATTTTCTATTTTGTTATTTGTAATTGCTAAGTTTAAACTTTCAACCATTTTTTTATCTATTATTTTTTCACTATCTTGTTGCTCAATTGCATTTGCTACTTCTTCATAACTTGATATTGATGTATCTATTCCAATTCCACACATTCCTAATGCTCTTCCAACAGCACTTGTTTCTCCGATTTTCTATATAGCTTGTCTTATTTATGAATGTACTATTTTCTTTTTCATATGCTGTTCCTGTTCCTAATACATTCCCTTCTTTATCACTTACTTTTGCTTTAAATATGCATATTCCATTTTCATTACTTAACATTTCTGTTTCTATTCTTCCTTCTGGATATATCATTCTAAATGCTTTTATTCTTTGATTTACTTCTGCATATTCTCGACCGCTTTATATTAGTTGTATTTATTGTTTCATTTGCTTTTTGTATATCTTCAAATTTGATTTCTGGCATCTTCTAACTCACACTCCTCTTTTATTAATTCAAATACGCTTGGTTCTTCTACTTCTTCTATTTTTTCTTCAATCCAATTTCCACTAAAATACCATTCTACTGTTTCTTTTATGTTTTCTTTTTGCTTTTCTGTCATTTCTCCATTTCTCCCTTTGGGTGTTATAGTTATTCCTAGCTGATTTAGTACATATTCTTCCGCTTCTTCTTTATAAACTACTTCATCTGTAGTTATGTTTCTGTAACTTTTCATTTTTCCCCCTCTTGATTTCTACTTAACTTTTTGCTATAATTAAGTAGAAATCGTATATTTATATAAGTATTTGATTTGAACTAATTTTGTGATTCGCTGTCAGAAATTAGTTCTTTTATTTTGTTTAAAATTGCTTTTTCATTGTTGTATTTATTTCCATTAACTAGATTTATGATTCTTTCCAGTAATTCATTTTCGATATTTAATTCTTTATTCTCTTTATATAATGCTAAATTTTCTTCTTTCATACCTGAAATTTCTTGTTCTGCTTTTTTTAGTGCTTCTGTTTTTGCTTCTAATAAACTTTGTTTTTCTTTTCTTTTAAACATTTTTTTCAACTCCCTTCTTGTTAAAATTTTGTAAATTATTGTATAGTTTGAAAATGCTATTGATGTTATCTCTTATCATTAAAATAATTGTAAATTACTGTTATTATTCCGATAATAATTGATATTATTGATAAAAGTATTGCTATCTTCTCTTCCATCTCTTCCTCCTAATATGTAAATCCTTGTAAGAACCCCCAGTAGCAAAATACTATACTTACTAT